GTCGCGCGGCCGCGCCATTCCGTCCATCTGAATGAACATCTTGCGGTACTGCTTAGCGATCTTGCGCTTATGCTCCGTGTTGAAGAAGTCTCCCGGGCGGACGAACAGCATCTCCTTCAGGAGCGCACGGTAGTCCTTGGTGTCCTTGCCCTCCAGTTCCCGGCGCTTCCTTGTGGTGCGGTGGAACATTTCGCTGTCCCAGTACAGCATGGCAAGGTAGGCGTTCGGCTCGCGCCGAAGGACGCGCTCCATGAGCGATGGGTCATATTCGCCCAGGTGTACCAGCACGGGTACGGTATCAACAGAGAAGAACTGCGACACGCGCAGCTGATTCCGATTGACGCCGACCTGATACATCTGCAGGTAGACCTCGGGGACTTCGATGCGCTGGTCTCGCAGGTACAGCCAGACGTCCGCCGTCTTCCAGTCGTAGATGGGATAGATGGTGTTCGTGCCGGTGATGCCCTTTGCGCCCATATTTAGTGCCGCCATGTATTGGAGCCGCTGAATGGACTCTGCCGCGCGGACGCCGGTGATCATGATGCCGTCCATCGTCACGCGGGGCAGGAAGGATTGATAGTTGTCGATCCTTGGCCGGAGCTGCGGGTGATTGCGGATGGCAAAGGGCGGCGGCTGCCGCACCCAGACATCGCGCTTGCGTCGATCCCAGCAGACGAAGGTTTCATCGCTGGACAGCTCATTGAGACAGCTGAAATGCTTGACCTCGATGCACCACCATTGAAACTTGGCGCCGGCAAGCAGGAACTTCTTTCGCCACGCCTTGGTCGTCGCTTCAATGGAATCGAAGATTGCCTCCTCGTCCACGAAAAGGACGGTCAATTGCGAGGGATTGATCTCTCCGGCCTGGATCAGCTTATAGGTCAGGTCGGCAAGAACGATACTGTCCTTGCCGCCGGAAAATGAGAGGTATACGGGGACGCCATTGGAAAATACATTCTTGATCCGCTGGCGCGCCGCAGTCACAACGTCGATGTCTGAGCTGATGCGCTTTACAGCCATATCCGCTCACCACATTTCGGGCAGAGGATAAACCTCTTGGCGGGCTCGGTGGAAGACGCCGCGCCGCTCTGTGCGGGTGCGACTTCCTCAGCCTGCGCCGCAGCAGCTTCTTCCCGGGCGGCGTATTTCTCGCGCGTCTCGGTGATGGCCGCAGCCTGCTCCGGCTCAATGGTGCCGTACTCAAGCAAGGCGTCGCTGGCTTCGTCAGCCTCCATCACCATCGCACGGAGAAGATCCTCTTCGTAGCCGGGAATGTCCAGGTCGTCTTTCAGGTCGAGGATAAAAGCGTCCAGCGCAGCCAAATCGTCAACGCCCAGGTCAAAGACGCGGTTATCGGCCAGCATGAGCTTTTTCTTCTCCGCCTCAGTCAGTCCAGACACGACATAGCAGTCCGCCTCTGTGCGGCCGAGGGACAGCAGCGTTTCATACAAGCCGTTGCCGGCGAGAATAACGCCGTCCTCGTCGACCACGATGGGGCGGATCTGACCGAACATTTCGACAGAGCGTCGGAACTCCTTCAGCTGCTTGTCGGTGTGCATTCGGACATTCCGATCCGGTCGCCGCAGCTCGGTCAGAGGCTTCTTTATGACCTTCATGCCTGCACCCCCTTCAAGAAGGCGCGAGCGCTGTCGATCTTTTCAGCTGCCGTAAGGACGATGCCGGGGTCGATATCGTAGACCTCACGCCAGCCGTTCTCGATGCTGCCCGTCCATTGGCGGGCGGGCCACGGGTGAGTGCCGCACAGATATCCGTTCTTCCAGCCGTAGATCGGCGGAAGCGGGAGCTGATGGTAGTGAATATAGGCAAGGATGTGCTCATGCTTCCACGCAGCGAGCGGGCTGAATCGCGTAACACCTTTGCCATCGGTATAGATATTGCTGTTGCGACCGACATAATTGCCGTCCGCACGGCGACGGCCGAGAATGATGACGTCCAGCTCGTGCGCCTTGAAGTATTCACGCTGCGCTCGGTGCTGCACGATAGAAAACCATCGTCCGGCCGCGGCGGAGTCCTTGGGGAAAAGCATCTCTTGATGCTTCGCCAGCCAGTCGATATCCTGATGCGTGTTGATGACTTCGCAGCCTGCCGGCTTATGCTCCTCGATCCATGCGGCAAAGGCGGGGTATTCCAGGTCGCACACGCCGATCATGCTATCGGTGACGCCGGCCGCTTCACAGAGTTTGCCAAGGACAATGCTGTCCTTACCAGCGCTCCATGCGTAGGCAGCACACTTCCTAGCCGTCACGGCCTTGATGTCCGCCACGGTCGCGGCAGTAAGTTCGTCCAGCTCTGCACGGGAAACGGCTTCTTCGATAGTTGCAACGGCTTCCAGCCATGCGCTGTTGTCGATCCTCTGCTTCCTTCCGAGACTCATGCTCTCACCGCCTTTCTCGAGGCGATAACAGCGACAAGGCCGCTGGACAGGACGGTCGTCAGACTGCCTGCCGCTTTCACGGCCGGAATGCCGGCGAGATTGCCGTAGGCGAAGATCGGAAGCCCGACACACAGCGCAGTCAGCACACCGGCAAAAACGCCCTTGCCCGTTAGCTTCTTGCCGAGCAGCGTCATGACCGTCGGCAGCAGCGTCGAAGCGCGGAGCGTTCCGTAGAACAGGAACAGGTATGTCACCGTCAGGCCGGGAATGTTGGCGATGGCGATAGCCACGATCAGCAGGCAAAGCATGGTGCGGCGCGAAGTCTGCACCGTGTCCTTCCCAATGCCGAGCCAGTCTGTCGTGAGCGACGCCGCCGCGCAAAGGTTGCTATCCACTGTGGAGAGCAGGCCGGAGATAATCATAAACAGGAACGGGACCAGCACCCATGTCGGAAGCAGCGAGGAAACGAATTCAAAGTTGACCATGCCGGTGTCGCTGGCCACAAAGCCGGATCCAGCGGCGAGGAAGCCAACCGTTCCCATGCAGATCGGAACGAGCGCAAACAAAAGCGCACCGGCAAAAAACGATCTGCCGATGCGGTCGCGCCTGATTGCGAAAGCTCGCTGCCAGAAGCACTGATCCCCGAATGGGCCGGAGATTAGACCGACAGCCATCGGCAGACCGTAGCCCAGCAAGACTTCAATGCCCGCGGAGGAGGTGAGCGAGGTATATTCTCCGGAGACAGCACCGAGCCCTGCCTGTACCGTGTCAAAGCCGCCGGTCATGCGAAGGCTCAGAACGACCAGCAGAGCGCCACCCATGAGAATAATGCCCAGCTGGACGACATCGGTGATGATGGAGGCTTTCAGCCCGGAGAAGCGGGAGTAGGAATATGCGATAGCTGCCAGGGCGAGCGTCATGCTCCAGAATGGCAGCCCCGTAATGAGAGCCAGCGTCTTTCCCCCGGCGAGCAGCTGCACCGCCGTTGAAAGAACGGCCAGCGCGCCGAGCTGGAAGGAGTAGACGCCCTTGACCTTACCGGAGTGATAGCGCTCCGCCATGTAGCCGGTCAAGGTGATGCCCTCCGGGTACTGCGCCCGGATCCTTTTTGCAAAGGGGATAAACAGGATCAGGCACAGCACATTCGGTACCGTAAACCAGAACATCCCCGGGATGCCGCGCGTATAGGCCATCTCCGAGGAAGTGAACAGTGAGGGAGCCCAAATCCAAGTGGCGGCGATGCTCATGGCGGCAATCACCGAGCCGATGCGCCGGTCCGCCACATGGAAGCCCTCTGCGTCGGTCGTCTTTCGGGTGAACATCAGCGTGACGCCGATCATCAGCACCGCATAGACGGCCAGAATGACAATTCCGAACATTTTGGAAATCTCCTTTTATGATGTCACCGCTGCCCTCTGCTGGCGAACATCGGACCCGGCGCATGACCGGCGCGCAAGGAGTAACGCGCAGGCCTCAACCTCCTTCCCAAACGAATGACGGCCACCCCGCGAGGGATGGCCGCCTGGCTTATGTAGGATTTTACGAGTCTAATCCTAATACATGGTGCGGGGAATATCAAGAAACGAGTTGCAACAGCGAAGAACAGCTTTTAACTACCGAGGTAGCGGTAACACACCATCTTTACCGAATCCTCCGAATTGCGGCCTCCTATGACCGCTGCGACCTCTTTCCATGCGAGCCCTCTCAGGAAGCGCAGCCGGAAGATCAGGCGCGTCTGGTCATCGTCGATGCCTTGAATGAACGGCATGATCTGCCCCTCGCTGGCCTTGACCTCTTCCTCCAGAAAGCCGACACGCGCATCCATATCCACGATCTCAGCTGCGAGGTCGCCGACCTTATCCTTTATGCCGGGAGTATGCGGCATACCTGTGAGGGCAGCCGCGCCGGGGCAAGCCGCGTCACGCAAGGACTGTAGCATCTCCCTTGCCCTTGCCAGTTTCTCTATCAGCTCAAAATGCTGATTCAATTCCGAAAGCGTCGTAATAGCTCACCCCAATCTGTTCTTACTTCCTCTTGCCACCCTGCTGGCTGGCAGTCTCTCCAATCTGCATTTGCCGGTATGTTGGCTGCACTACCTCTACCGACACCACACGGGTATCTCCGTATCGCTCCAAATCCTGAGCAATCTGCTCCTTTATGCCAATGGCCTGTCCTGCCGGAGCATTGACGTGAACGGTGATAATGAGCATCACCGCACCGTCTGATAGGCGCGAGCTTTCTTGTTATAGGCCAGGTCGACCGGCGCACCACAGGAAAGGCAGTTGTAGGTGATACTGTCCTCTTCGATGTTCGTTCGATACTTGAAGCTCTTCCCACACTTACAGCGGATGTGCGCCGACGTGAGATCGTGCAGCGGCGTTTCTCCACCGCAGGCCGCACACCGATAAGACGAGATAGGCTGTTTGACACAAAAGCCTCGCAAATCTCCGCACTGTGCGCACCGAATAAGCAGAAACCCCTTGTATGTCTTCAGCGTGGTCTCCTCGGCTTCTGCTCTATCAGGGATATCCCAGGTCTCTTTCGGCCCGAACATAGTCTCCGCGCGGCTGGGCTTTGCACGAAGCAAAGTCGGGCTTGCTTTATGTATCTCGAGCAGGGAGTCTTTTATTACGATGCCGCGCCATACGGGGCGGCAGTCTACGCCGTTTCCAAGCTGACAATGCCACCTGTTTGCGCCGCTGAATTCCTCTTTCTCCCCGTGTTCGCAGTATTCGCAGTTGCCATTCAGCCACAGCAAGGCGGCAATATCGACTTTGGCTGCGCCAAGGGCATTCTCCGCTTCGCCCAGCTCGGAAGCCAAATCGAAGAGGCGGCTGTAGTCGTCGTACGGAATGCGCCCGTTCTCATTCAGCTCATTGATAAAATCGAGCAGCTCTTCAAACTTTCCCATTCAATTCTCCTTTTCGGTGTGTGGAAGGGGGCGCGGTTCAAAACGCCATTTCCGCGCATCATTGCCGATCTTCTGGTGAAGTCGAGCAACAGCAAGCATAGGTGTGTCCTCAGAAATCCCAAACTGAAACTCTTTACTCTGGCAGTTCCAAATGCCGTATTTCGCTTCGGGTATGCCGCGTTGATACACTTCTCGCTTCATGCTGTCCCTCCAGCCATTTTCACACCGTAGGCGCAGAAGAAGTCTTCCGGCACAATGCAATCCACGCACGGCCCGTAACTACAGCACAGTCCGCCGGTATCCTCCCAACTGTGCTTGCAGTCCTTGCACCGCGTCACCGGGGCAACATCGGCGGTGGGAATACTATCCGCAATCATAGCCGCCACGCTGCCCCACATTGGAATATCTTTCACCGCCTCGATAAATGTACCCCGCTCAATGTATTCAGCCATTGTCAGCCCCTCCGTTCCTTCAACTCGACGAGTAACTCTAACAATTCTCTATGGTCTCGCTTGCAGTCTTCACACTCAAAATCATGGTCCCTCAAAAGACTTTCGAGGTGCGCTATTGCTTGCTCAAGGACCAGTTGTCTGCCGTCATCGGGTTTCGTGGATAGCTCCTTGCACGGACGCACCACCACACACCCGTCCTTGTCGGCCTCGGCCAGCTCGCGCAGGCGGACATCGTCATCTGTCTGCGCGAGCAACTTGTCGAGCCGTTCGATGATGCTGTCAGCGTGTTTGTTGATGGCGTATTCTGCTTCTGGCGATATTTCCCGCACACTCGCCAAATCGTTAATTTCTTCCGGCGTCAGCCCCGTGTCCTCGTAGGCGGCGAGGCGGCTCCACGCCGCTTCTTCCCACTTGCAATTCATGGCGCAGTTCCCGCCAACTCCGAGGCATTCGGGGCCGCAAAAATGTGTGCAACAGATACCGTTTTCGTGCGATGTTTGCTTGCTATGTTTCGTCAGCCGTTCCATCACTCCACCTCCGGTGCGTCCGGCAGGGGCATCCAGTGCGATACCTGAACATCGGACCTCTGGCCAAGCCCAACAGATATATACCATTGCTTTTGTTCCGGCTCATACCACGCCATCTTTACTTGCCATGTCTCATGCCAGAACACAACCACAAGGACATCGGCGCGGTTCTCCGGTAACCGCTCTGTCACCGACACCCATCGGGGAAGTTTTTCCGCTGCGGCCATCAGCTTCAATTCAAGGCGACCGGAATAGCGCTTGCTATCCTCGAACATCATCCCCATCTTTACGATTTCGTCCGGCATCAACTCTGTTTCTTCGTAGGAGGCAAGCCGCGCCAGTGCAACCTCGTACCCACGGCGGCAGTAAAGCCGCCCATCCTCGTCATACCATGTCAGCTTATCCATTGTGTTCCTCCCTCGACTTGAAGCTGCCTGCCGCCCGGCAGCTCCCCCAGTGGGGAGCGAAGCCGGTGCCGGTGGCCTTGTGCGGATCTTCGGTATACTCACAGGAGATAACCTCGCCGTTCGGCGTCACGATCTTTTTACTGCCGGAACGGGGCTTTTCGATGTAATAGCGCGGGGTGGCGTCACACGGCATGGACTTCCCGCCGGGTGTTCTGATCCAGACGATAGCCGCGCCGCAGCCTTTGCAGGTAGATGCTCTCATTCGCCGGTCACCTCCCCGAAAAGCTCATGTGTTCCGTCCTGGAGCGCCTTTTCATCGTCGGACATCTCGTAGCCCAGCTTGACGAGCAGAGCATAGATGCGATCCAGCTTCTCGTTTTCCTCGTGCTTCATGGTGTAGCTGTTCCAGTAGCTGCGGAAATAACCCTCGGATTTGCCATCACCCAGGCGCGCATAGATCATTCGCAAGAGCGCCTTTTCAGGCGTCTTGCCGATCGCGTCGGTCACGGCCTGGAGCGTAAATGCGGCATCGTCCTCGCCGTCCTCGTCATCTTCGGCAAGGGTCTCGGCGCCAGTAGCCTGCGCGATCTCCTCTTCGGTGAGCCAACCGGTATCGTCCCAGTATTCGGCGTAGGCCCACAGCGCCACGATGTCCGCAAGGCGCTTTTTGATGGCGGCTGTGGAAACGGTAGCCACGAAGTCGGCGCGAAGCTCGTAGGCGCGGGCGGTTGCTTCGGACAGCGCCTTTGCTACGGCGTCCTTTCGCTCCTGTTTCATCTGCTCCTCGCG